AGGGGTGATACCGGATGTGCGGGCCCGTGTTGCGCGTCTGGTCGGTCTTGCCGCAGTTGGGGCAGTACCAGTCGGTGATCGTGGACAGCAGGGCCGCGGGCATCAGACGTAGGCCGTCGCGGTGAGGGTGACGTTCGTGTTGGAACTCAGGACGAGCTTGAGGAACTGCCACGGCATGTTCGGGCGCAGCAGGTAGGTGACCGTCGTGGCGGTCGTGATGGTCAGCGCTGCCACGGCCACGGTCTCGGGGGTCGCGACCAACGAATACCCGACGTTGAACCAGTTGGTGCCGTCCACCGACCCTTGGATGTTCACCGTGACGGTCGGCGTCGAGCCGACGGTGGAGGTGATGACCACGGCACCGGGGCCGCGGCGCGTGCCGCGATCCACGGTGTTGGTGCTGTCAGCGTTGCCGGTCTGCGCCGTGCTGAGTGCGACGGCCGAGCCGAGACCAGGCGCGACGATGGTCGCCATCTACTTGGTCCTCTCTGGCCGGAGCACGGCCTTGGTGCGTGAGGGATGAGCGCGCGCCTTCGCCTGCTCCACCGGTTCGGCCCACCCCATGTCGAGCAGGGACGAGGCCAGCCCGTCGGTGACGGTGTGGATGCCGGGGTCGAGGGACCGCCCGTCGGACGTGCCGACCGGCTGGAGCAGGCGGACAGTGCGCATCGGTTACGCCTGGCGGGCCCAGGTGCCGCGCTCGGAGACGACCCACCAGCCGTCCACACCGTCACCGACGAGGGTGACCAGATCGCCCACGGCGTCGGTCGCCGCGGTGTTGATCCAGTCCTTGTCGTCGGCAGCGGTGATGCCCTTGCCCTGGATCTTGTCAGCGGCGTCGGGGCTGATGGACACGCCGGTGGAGGCGGAGGCGGTCTGCGTGATGATGGTGACGGTGTAGCCCAGCCGGGTGGGCGGCAGGGTCACCACGAGGTCCACGGCGTTCGCAAGGACGATGCCGCCGTTATCGGCCTCGGTGAGCGTGGTGCTGGCGGTGATGGAGCGGACGTTGGTCGTACCGCCGCGGGCGATGGCACCCTCGGCGACCAGACCGCCGGTCAGCGTAGGCATGGGGTTGTCCTCCCGGTGGGGTTGCTGAGGGGTACGGGGGCGGCTGGGCCGCCCCCGTCAGCGGGCTCAGATGCCCGTGATCTCACAGAACGCGGTCGCGCGATACACCACGAGCTGCGCCCGCATGAACGCGCGGATGGCGACCTTCAGCTTGGTGAAGTAGTCCTCGTTCTGGTCGCTCACGGCCAGTTCCATGCCCTGCCGGATGAACAGCTGCGAGTGCGCGCGGAACGCGCCCACGAGGCCCGTGTTCTCCGAGGCGTGGGTGGTCTGGTAGATGGGCAGACCGAACAGCGTCTCCGCACCGGGGTCCGTGGGGTTGCCCATGATGTAGACACCATCCATCGTGCGGGTCAGGCGGATGTCCTGCCAGTCGTTCGGATGCAGCACGATCGCGTCGGGCTCCGCGAAGCCGGTGACCCGGCACTTCTGGATGCCCTTGAAGATCGCATCGAACACCGGGTCGGTGCCCTTCGCCTGCGACTGGGACACGGCGTTGTAGTAGCCCTGCATGTTCGGGGCGCTGTTGTCGGCGTTCAGCAGCTGGGACGCGAGGCGCTGGCGGACCATGAAGCCGAGCCGCGCCTGGAGGTAGCTGTTGATGAAGTCCACATCCCGCAGCGACTCCTCGGTCACCGGGATGAACGAACCGACGGCGCGGGCCGTGGCGGTGCGCTCCGTGAACGCCAGCGCGGCCTCGCCGAGGATCGTGCCCTCGGACCGCTCCGCGGCGTTGTTGGTGAACGTGGTCTCCTCGAGATAGGAGAGGGTGCCCATGCTCATCGTGCCGGGGGCCGGCAGGTTGATGATGGACCGCTCCTCCTGCTCGTCGAGCACGATGCGCGTCAGGCGCTCGTCCTCCTGCGGAGCCGCGGTGGTCTGGAACAGGGTCTTGAACGACGGCAGGATGTCGTCCACCTTGACCTCGCCGAGGTCATAGGTGCCACGCACCTTGAAGTCGCGCGCCGCGAGGTCCGCGTAGCCCTTCGACTCCGCGATGGTGTCGCGGAGGTTCTTGTACACGGGGGCAGCGGTGGCCGCCTTGCCCTCGGTCGGGACCTTGCGCTCGACGCGATTGATGGCCGCGAGCCGGTCGGCGTTGCCCTTGGCGAGCCGGTCGGCCTCCAGCGCGGTGTCGAACGCGCGCTGCATGTCGGCCAGCGCGTCCTCGCGCTTCTTGGCCTCGGCCACCTGCTCAGCGGTCATGGCCGCGGGGTCCGCCAGCAGCGCGCCCAGCTCGGTGCGCTCCTTGGCGAGCTTCTGGCCCAGATCGTAGATGTCAGCCACGGGGGTATCTCCTTCCGGGCACGCCGAAGCACCCGCCTCGCGGCGGGCTCGGGGCCCTGTGGGTGTTCTGGGGTTAGTTCAGGGGGACGCCGAGGGCACTGGCACGGCTGCGCAGTTCCGCGATGTCGCGGGCCAGCCGGTCGGCCTCGGGTTCGGTGTCGAGCAGCAGCGCGCGGAGCTCGTCGGCGTTCATGCCAAGCCCATCCGCGATCGCCGCGAGGCGGGACCTGTTCGCCGTCGAGAGCACACGGCCCTCCTTCTCGCGGGCCTCGGCCCGCTTCTTGGTCCGCAGGGTGAGCGCCGCAACCTCGTCCAGCAGCCAGTCGAGGTGGTCGGCATACGACAGCCTGTCCGCCGGGCTGTCGCTCTTGACCGCGGTGATGTAGGACGCCTGGTTCATCGGGACGGTGACCAGGCTGGTCTCCCAGAGGGGGTAGATGGTGTGGAGGTCAAGGCCGCCCGCCTTGTTGACGGTGCCCTTCTCGACGGCGTAGCCGATGCTCAGGCCCATCGTCAGACCGGCCTCGAGCCGTTCCTTGGCGATGGTCCGGGCCTCCTGCGCCCGCGCCGTCGAATGGAACTGGCCCTTGATGTACAGGCCGTGCTCGTCCTCGTGCGCCTCGATGGGCATGGCGACCGGATCGTTCCAGTCGTGCCCCCACGCGAGGAAGCCGTCGCGCAGGAACTCGGGCAGGGCCTTGGCGAACGCACCCGGCATCGTCACGTCCCCGCCGTGGTCCACGACGTTGAAGACGTTGGCGTATCCCTCGAACACGCCGGTATCAGTGATGGCCGCCTTGGAGAGCGGCAGCAGCTTATGCTCCATTGACGGGCACCTCGGTGGCGTGGTCGGATGGCGTGGAGTCGGCCGGGTGGTCCATCGACGTGGAGTCCTGCACCGTGTTGTTCGGCGTCTCGATGGGTTCCCAGCCCCACGGAACCGGGTCGAGGTCCTCGTACTCGCGGACCTCGTTCGGCGTGATGGCCTTGATGCCGGCCATCTCGCGGTAGTACGCGGTCCGTGCGGCGGTGTTGCCGCGGAGCAGGGCGTTCAGGCTGAACTTGACGTACAGGTCGGACGGGAGCACCTGGAGGTCGAGGTCCTGTTCCCACCGCTCGATCCACGGCTGGAGCGTGTCGCGGGCGTGGTCGAGGTTGTATTCCTCCACGCTGGCGTAGGACATCGCCCCGGCCTTGCGGGACATGAGCTTGTGCGGGCTGATGCGCGTGAACCGGGCCAGCTCCTCGACCTGGAAGTCGCGGCCTTCGAGGAACTGCGCGTCCTTGGCGCTCAGGTTCAGCGGGGTGACCGTCACGCCTTCCTCGAGCAGCAGCGCCCGGAAGGACTTGCCGGTACCCGCGTGGCGGTCGTCCAGCTTGTTCAGCAGCCGGTCGCGCGCCGTGTCCGAGAGCGTCCCCGGATGGGTGGCGATGATCGACGGGCGGATGCCGTTGCGGTAGAACGACGTGCCGAACTGCTCATGCGCCAGCCCGAGGGCGATGGCGTCCCGCATCACGGTCAGCAGGGAGTAGCCGACCTGCCCGTCGTATCCAAGTCCGGGGATGTGGAACACATCGTCACGGCTGAGGTAGATGTCGCCGACAGACGAGTGCCGGTACCGCCACGCGGTGTCGCCGTTGGGGTCGGTCACCAGCGCCATCCGGTCCGGCATGAGCGGCTGGAGCTCGCGGACGATGCCCTGCCGGTCGCGGTTCTTGACGGCGTAGGCGTTGCCCGCATCCACGATGTGCGCCATCAGCAGCTCGCGCCACCGGAACGACGTGAACCGGGGGCAAGGCGACCGGTGCAGCAGGTCGTAATAGGGCGTGTCGGTCGCCAGCTGACGGCCGCCGCGGTCGCGCTGCCACTCCGGGAGACGGGCGTCACCTGGGGGCAGGGTGCGGAAGACGTGCGCCGGCAGCTTTGCGAAGTCCTCGGCGAGGATCTTGCGCGCGCCGAAGTAGGCGCTATACGCGTTGGCCTTGTCGCGGGTGATGCGGACACCCGTGGACGAGATGGCCCCGAGTCCGGTATCGAACCGGCTGAGGAACCCGGTACCCTGGTCGAAGCCCTTGGAACGGACCGCGCGGACGAGTGCGCCCATGTTCAGGTGCTCCCTCCGATGCGGATGGCGTACAGCAGGGCGACGCCGACCCAGATGGGTGCGAGGTAGGGGAACGGGCTCAGGCCGATCCCGAGCGCGATGAGCAGGACGGCCAGCAGGACCGCAGCGTCAGGGGCTAGGTCACCAACAGCCCGGAGGACCGCAGCAGTTCGCGTTCGGACGGCCATCCATCCTCCTCGTCGTCGTACCCGATGGACACCGGATCGCGGGTCTCGTAGATGGACGGGCCGCCGGTCTTCAGCGCCCCCGCGGCGATCGCGTCCGTCCGTGCCTCCCAGGCGAGGATGGCGGCCATCGCGGCGTCGATCTTCTTGGGGGAGTCGGGCGTCTCTTTCTGGATCTTCCAGAAGGGCGTGCCCTTGTCGTCGCGCTCCTTGAGCGTCAGCTTCGCGGCGTTGCCGATGTGCGCGGCCAGGTCGTCATTCCCGTCGTGGGACAGCGACTTGTCGGTGATGGCCTGCGCGAACGAGCGGAGCGCCATGCCCATCCGGCGGTTGACGTAGGTCTCCCACTTGATGACCACCTTGTCCCCGTACCGGCCGGCCCAGGCAGCCACCTCTTCTTTCCAGTAGGGCGGATCGGCGTAGAACCGGACCACGCGATACCGGTGGAATGCGTCATCGACAGCAAGATCGACGGCATCGCGGTCCACCTCGGGCGGGGCTCCCTCGGACAGCACGACCTCGGGCTTCCAGACGCCCAGCGGCCAGACGTAGCCGGTCGCCAGTTCGACGGCCGCCAGCGCGGTCCAGTCACCCGTCTTGGAGCCGTCGAAGCCGAGGGCGACCTGCGCCTTGTCGGGGACGGTGTGGTCGGGCTTGACCAATCGGTCCCACGCCAGCCGGTCGAACGCCTTGCCGCCACCGGTCACGATCTGATTGCCGAAGAAGCGAGCGGCTTGTGGCGGGTCGTGGGCGATGATGCCGACCGCCTCGGCCTCGATGCTGTCGAGGTCAACGTGACCGCCGTTCTCGCGCAGCACGTCCGGCGGGTAGACGGCGCGGAGGATGCGGCGGCGTTCGTCCTTGACGGTGAAGGACAGGCCGGACGGGGGGCGGTCGAACTGGATGTGGACATCCGGCGCGGCTGCCTCGAACTCGCGCTGCGCCCACGACGCCTCGGAGGGGTCCCAGGCGTTGGCCTGCCACGAGCCGCGGCCACCCATGCCGGCGAGGCCGCGGGACTGGACCTCCGCCACACCCATCGGCCCGAGCATCCCGTTCGACCGGGTGTACTGCTCGGCCTGTCCCCAGCTGACGTGGGTGACGCGCTCGCCGAGTCGGCTCTTGCCGCTGGCGGTCACCACGTCGATGCGTCCACCACCTGGGAGACGGATGAACTCCTCGGTGGTCTTGCGGATGCGGTAGGACAGCGGGCCGTCCTCGATCATCGGCTTCAGGGCCGAGAACGTGTTGGAGGTCGCGTCCTCGCTGACGGCGGTCACCTGGATGAGCGCCGTGGGCCAGCGCATCCCCATCGCCTCGCCCACGGCGTAGGGGTACTCCCAGCCGCACGGGCAGCCGCGATCGCTGCACGCCCACCCGGCATCGGGACCGGCCCAGCCCGCGAACAGCGCAGGGCCGTCCCCCTCGATGCAGATGTGGACCGCTTCTTTCGGGTCCTTGCCGAGCTTCTGCGGGCCGACGATGCCGGTGCGACGGTAGACGAACGCGGGGCCCTTGACAGGGTTCTCCGGTACCCACGGCGCGTCGGGCTTGACGAGGTAGTGCCGGCCGAGCGCCCGGTACTGCCAGTCGTACAGCTCGATGGGCTGCCCCTTGCGGAAGCCGTCCGGGATGACGCAATGCGCCTCGGCCCACGCGAGCGCCACGCCCAGCAGCTTGGGCTCAGGCCGAGCGGCGGCCCTCGAGGTCGATGACCTTCGCGAACCGGTCTTGCGGGGAGGCGCGGCGACGGCCATCGGTCGGTCCTGCCTCCTGCTGCTTGGTGTCGGATGCGGAGGCGAAGCGCCAGCGGCGGCGGGCCATGCCGGTCGAGGACAGGCCGAGCGATTCCATCTGCGTCAGCGCCAGCTTCCGGGCGTCCACCTTGGCGTCGAGCTCGGCCGCCTCGCAGAAGGTCCGCACGTACAGCGCGACCTCATCGTGGATGCGCAGGGTCTCCCACTGGGTCGCCTGCCCGGTCCGCCACAGCCGCTCCCACATCGCGTCCTCGCGCTTCGTGGACTCGGTGAGCGGCCACGCGGGGATGGGGCCGTCGCGCTTGTCCGGGATCGTGGTCCACGTCGCCTGGTCGCCGGGACGCTCGCGTCGGATGGCGTCGCTCGACGGGGCGGGACCGCTGTTCGCATGGCCTCCGCTGCCCATGTCAGACCTCCTACCCGACCCGTTTGACCTGACGCACCTGCGAGACGGG